GGGTGGAGGAATTGGCGGAGGGGCAGGAAATAATACTGGCAATGCTGGTGAAACTGGAGGGAATGGAACTGGATTCGGAGCAGGAGGAGGAGGAGGCGGAGCGTTTGATAATAGCCAAACATCAGAAAACAATGGTAACGCAGGAGGCAACGGTGCAAATGGCGCTATAAGATTTACTGCTTTTATTTAAGTTAAATTAAGTAATGTCATATATTGGACTGGGCGGCACTACACCGTATCAAGGAAATATCATTCCGGTATCCGCGTACTTTGACAATTCGTTCATACTTGGACCAACCGGACCAACTGGTGGAAGCACTGGCATAGGTGTTGGCGGAATTACAGGGCCTACCGGATACGCTTTGGCTAATGTCCTGAACATAAATTCATCTGGATTAATTACATTCAATAACTATCTCAGAGGAACGGTGACCGCGAACGGAACTACACCTGTTTCGGTATCTAATTCTCTAGTTTCTTCAAATAGTATTATTGTCCTGAATCGTAATTCTACAGCTGTAAATACACTTCCAGCATTCGTCAGCTCACTTACGCCAGGTACAGGGTTTACGATCGTCAATACAGTAGCAGACACATCAACATACAATTTTTTAATACAATAAACTCGGATAAGAATAATGATATCCCTACTCTGGGGTTTTGTCGGTGTAATTACTGGACTTCTCATGGTCTCCGTGTTTATCCCTCCAGTTCGCGAAAGTCAGGACGTGCCTACACCCAATAAGTCTGATGTGTTCTTTACCAAGACTGGGTGCGTGAAATTTAAGTCAAAGGAAGTTCCGTGCTCAAGCGATTCCAAATCGCTTAATTTTATAGCTTCATCACAATAGAGATGTTTGTAGACCGCATCTTAGGTATTTTCCGTAACGAAAAAGCTATTCCATTCCTATCGTTCTTAATTGGGTTTGGTGTCACCATAATGTTATTTCACCGTCCAATTCCTACCAAGACCACACTATCAGTTCCAGTAGCGGATATTGAGGGCAAGACTGTTCCGTTCAATAAGAAGTGTTATACCTATCACGCGGAAGATGCGCGATGTGATTTACCTTCTTTTAAATAAAGAAGATGGAAGGAGCTACTGATTTAAGTGAACTTATGGGATCAGGGCCAGTGCAAAATCCCAGCCTTCCCCAGTCAACTACTTTTTCACCAATTGTTACCGGCGGAACTGATCCTTTTGTAACGAATGGAATGTCAACTGGACAGAATCAGAATAAGCCAGCTGCTCAGCTTTATAGTCAGGCGCATACGTTCAGCACGGTTCGGTATGCAGTGAAAAATCTGATGACTTACTTTGGATTTTTCTTAGCCGCTATGGTTATTTCCCTATCTACGCCTCGGTCTCTGATTCTGCAGTACATTCCTAATACCTATACTGCCGGAGGAGTGCCATCATACCTGGGCGCGGCGATTCTTGCTGGGGTGGCTGTGGCTGTTGGTTATGTCGTGGGTACATTGGGTAGTTCCCTCATTTGAAGAGTACAGAACCTTCAGCAATCCATACTTCTTAATACACTTTTCAAGAAACTTAATACAATCGTAGCAAGGTTCTGAGTTCAGAATCTTGCCCTGCTTGTTAATTCGAACAACTGTTAAAACACACCCACGAAGTTGTGAAGTGTCACCTAGACTTTTCACAGCTGCGCGTTCTGCATGTATAGTGCTGTTTGACCATCCGCATCCACGCGAACGCGAACCAACCCTATTGCGCGAACTCGCAATCTCCTTACCGTGCTTCTCGATAGTCGCATAATGCAAATGCGTATTCTGAAACACCGAAGAGTAATCCATTTGATTGAGACTTTAATATAACTTGCATTCATTAAAACAGATTCGTTTTCAAATACTAATGGAGTGGTTCTCCTTTCGCCGTATGTCAAAAGGATGGCAGAATGATCCCCCTGCAAAAGTTTATACCAATATCATGTTTGGACCAGGAATGTACTTATCTCCAGGGTTTGTAAAGTACCACAATATTACACACGTTATTAATTGCGCTTTTGACAAAGATAGCCCAAAATGGTTTCGCGAAAAGTATCCTGCCAATTATGTGTGCTTAGAAGCACTTGATAGCCTAGATGAAGATATTCGTAAATGGTACCCTAAATTTGAAGAAATATTAAATAGTTTCTTACGTGATCCTAACTCAAAAAATATATACATTCATTGCCAGTGTGGAATTAATCGATCAGGATTTTTAGCTCTTCTTTTCGTATGTAAAAGGTTTAATTTTTCATTCAAAATGGCGTCCGATATTATACTAAAACAGAGACCATGTGCACTCACTAATTCGTCTTATAAGCAGCAAGTTATTGAGTACATAACAAAAAATGAGATAATAATGTAATGGGAGATACAGGTGGAAATCCACTATTTGCAAACGCTAAAAGTGGTGGAGATATTGAAACTGAATTACTTGGACCATCATACAGTTATGCTGATAACATACCTGGACCATCGTCTTTGGGCGTAGGAACAAATGGAACATTCAGTCAGATGGGAACGAACGTATCTGCGATTGGAACCTACGTTTCAACACTTATTGATGGAGATCCTCCTTTGGGTAATCAGTATTTTGTGAATACTGGAGGCACATGTACTGCTCCTGATGGATCTACACAGTCACGATACAATTATGTAAACAACAAGCCAAGTGTAGGCGATTTATTACCTGCAAGTATGTCCGAAATTGGAACTGGAATACAAGGTCTGATTCCAGGAGTGATTGGAGATATTGAAAGTTTGAATCCTCTTTATTTAGTAAATTCTTTACTTGCAGATGCAGTTCCTGCATGTGAGTGTTACAAGTGTACAGTAACCGATGGCGCCCCAGCTCGATTACTGACAACGTCATTATCACCAGATTTTGATCCAAACGAGTGTACCCAGGTAGATTTATCACAGTGTTTGGCCTCTACAGAATCATTTGAAAATATGGGAGTAGGTGCGTTTATTCCGACCATTGTCGCAGGGGTAGCGTTAGTAGCTATTCTTATGTACAAGTAGTATTTTAAGGCAATAAATTTGAAGTCTATAAATGGACAATATATTCCGAATAAAGAAGTCCAGGGATATTCGATCCAAGAAGACTGAGGTTATGGGAACACTAGATTCTATCCACCAGTCTGTTGTTTCCACCATTAAGGAAGAAACATCAAATATTGAGGATAGTGAGAAGCATCTTGAAGAACTTAGTACAAAATTAAAAAATCTTGAATCATCTACAAATTTGAATGATATTTTAGAAGCATCAAAAATTCGTGAAGAATTAAAAAACCTTACAGAGCGATTAAGTTGCGAAAATCCATTAGAAGATTATTATCTAAAAAATGCCGATATTATTCTGAAGTATTATGGAACAGGGGATAAAGCGCAAAGCGTTACGTGTTTACCTTCAGACGCTAATACTTTTGTAAAGTACTTATCTCAGTCGGCGGAAACAACTGCTCCTTCAAAGAAGAAGTTATACAATGAATATGTTACACGTATGAAACTGAATACCGGAGAAGCAATTGATGTGAAACAGGCTATTACAGAGCACTGCGATAAGTGTAATATTGCACGTGAAGAAGTTTCTGAAGAAGGTATTTTAGTATGTCCAAATTGTGGATCTGAAGAGTATATGCTTGTAGTATCCGACTTCCCAAGTTTTAGAGATCCACCAAAGGAACGTAATAATTATGCATATAAAAAGATTAATCATTTAAATGAGATTCTGAATCAGTTTCAGGCAAAGGAGTCCACAATTATTCCGAATGAAGTTATGAATGAGGTTGTTCTTGAAATCAAGAAGCGTCGTATCCAGAATGTGGCAGAACTTACTGAAAAAGATATGCGCGAAATTTTAAAGAAGCTGAATAGATCAAAGTATTATGAGCATGCTACTCATATTATTTCTAGACTTAATGGTAACCCTCCCCCTACAATTACTCCTGAAATTGAAGAAAAAATAAGGACAATGTTCCAAGAAATTCAGGCTCCGTTCTTAATTTACTGTCCAGATGATCGAACTAATTTCTTATCGTATTCTTACATTCTGTACAAATTCTTTGAACTTTTGGAACTTGATGAGTACAAGGTATATTTTCCTCTTTTAAAATCACGCGATCGGTTGATTGCACACGACCAAATTTGGGCAAAGATTTGCGATT